GAGGACGATTTACTTGGTGGATTCAGACTTATTAATGGAGAAACTGTATTCTCTAAAGGCCCGGTTCTTAAAGCAATGGAAAACGGCGCGATATTATTGCTGGACGAAATTGATAGAGCTACAAATAAAATTATGTGTTTGCAAGGTATACTGGAAGGTAAGCCTGTCTTGGTTAAGAAAACAGGCGAAACAATTGCTCCGGCACCTGGATTCAATGTTATAGCAACTGCGAATACTAAAGGTAAAGGTTCAGAAGACGGAAGGTTTACAGCGGCATCTATTATTGATGATGCATTCCTTGAAAGGTTTACCGTTGCAATTGATCAGAAATTTCCTTCAATTTCTATTGAAAAGAAAATCATTGCAAAACACATGGAGAAGTTTGGCAAGACCGATACAGAGTTTGCTGACAAGTTGGTAACTTGGGCAGATATTATCAGAAAGACATTCTATGATGATGGCGTTGATGAGGTTATCTCAACACGTAGGTTATGTCACATTGTACAGACTTTCTCAATATTCAATGACAAACTAAAAGCAATCGACCTGTGTATTGCAAGGTTTGATGATGATACAAAGGCCGCCTTCCTTGACCTCTACACTAAGGTCGATGATGGTGTAATTAATTCAGAAACAGAGGAGAACAATGGCGAAGCAGCAACAAGTGAATTTTAAGTTTAATGAAGGAGCTCTTATTCAGGAGCTCCTTGATTATGTGAGTGCAACCTATGATGGTCACTACAGCAAAAGTAAATTTCAGAGTACCGAATTTATTATTGACTGTGACCACGGCATGGGTTTTGCTCTTGGTAATGTACTAAAATATACGCAAAGATACGGCAAAAAGGACGGTTACAACAGAAAAGACCTGTTGAAAATATTACATTATGCTATCATTGCATTACACGTACATGATGAAAAAAATGATCACACTAGTGTTTACAATAATGGTAAAGTGTGATATAATAGCAATATTATTTAATGGAGAAAACTATGCAATTAAGTGAAGAAACCCTTGCCTTGTTATCAAACTTTGCGACTATTAATCCTAATATNNATGCAACTAAGTGAAGAAACAATCGCTCTACTTCAAAACTTTGCCTCGATTAATCCGAACATTGTTTTGAAACCTGGGCAAGAAATTAAAACTATTTCCGAGGCCAAGAATATTCTTGCAACAGCTTCAGTGGTAGAGGACTTTCCACAAGATGTAGGTATCTATGACCTTAACGAGTTCTTATCGGTTCTCGGCCTTGTAGAAAATCCTAACCTAGACTTTGCGGAGAAGTCCGTAAAGGTTAGTGGTACTGGGACAAGTGTGAATTATTATTCTGCTGAACCTAGTATCTTAACTACTCCCGAAAGGGATATTACTATGCCTAACGCCGAGGTCAATGTTGAATTGTCCGAAGAGAAACTTCTCAAGGCTAAAAAGGCGGCATCTGTGCTTGGTCACGTTGATATGGCTTTCGTTGGTAACGATGAAGAAATTTCAATTAAAGTGTTTGACCCAAAAGACGCTAGTGCGAATACATTCGAGCTAGTCCTTGGTCCAAATACGACTGGCCAATCATTCAGTTTCATTATGAATATTTCAAATCTGAAATTAATTGATGGTGACTATGATGTGCAAATTTCATCGAAGCTTATTTCTAAATGGGTGAATAAAACTAAACCGGTAAATTATTTCATCGCCTTAGAGAAAAGTTCAACCTTCGGTGTATAAATATTATAAATTAGCTAATGGAGAATATTATGTCAGAAGATGTAAATGCAACACAGGAACAACCAGTAGGTGAACCTGTTCAACTTGGTCTGCAAGATATCGCAACCATGGTACAAGTAATTGATATTGTATCAAGGCGTGGTGGTTTTGAAGGTCAAGAACTTGAGGCAATTGGTGGTTTGAGAAACAGAATTGTAGCTTTCTTAAACGCCGCTGCACCTAAAGATGGCGAACAGCCTGAAGGTTCAGTACCTGTTGCCGAAGAGCCTTCAGTAGAAGAAGGCTAACCTTTGGGGACGGCCGGGGTGGAAGGGTTAATAAGAAACCTTATAAGAGTCCACCCGAACCCCCACAAACGGACCTACCATAGGAACCCACCCCGGCCAACCATTTTATTATTGAGGATATTATGCAAAAAAGTGAAGTACAAAATCTAATCAAAGCTCTACAACACGGTCGTGTTTGGGTAAATTTCAAAAAGATAGGAACTGGTGAGATTCGCAATATGGAATCTACCTTGGCTCCTGAGCTGATGCAAGAAGCAGGTGTTAAAACAGTATTGGAAAGTGTGAATCCGGAATCGGATCATATTGCCGTATGGTGTTTGGATAAAAGTGCCTGGCGTTCTTTCCGTGTAGAAACAGTAATCAGTTGGGAGGCAGAATAATGCAAGAATTTTTATGGGTAGAAAAATATCGACCACAAAAGGTAGATGATACAATTCTGCCAAAACAGTTAAAAGAAACATTTAATACAATTATTAATACAGGAGAAATCCCTAACTTGCTGTTTACTGGTACCGCAGGTATTGGTAAAACCACAGTGGCCAAAGCATTGTGTAATCAGCTGGGTCTAGATTTCCTGCTAGTTAATGGTTCGGAAGAAGGTAATATTGACACTCTCCGAAATAAAATTAAACACTTCGCATCGACTGTTTCGTTACAGGGTGGATACAAGGTGGTTATACTAGATGAGGCAGACTATCTAAACCCCCAGTCCACCCAACCCGCATTGCGTGGATTCATTGAGGAATTCAGCAATAACTGCCGATTCATCATGACTTGTAATTTCAAAAATCGAATTATTGAACCTTTACATTCACGATGTTCCGTAGTGGAATTTAATATTTCCAAGAAGGACATGCCACAGCTGTGTGGTTCATTCCTAAAACGAGTTAAGAATATTCTGGACGAGGAAGGCGTTACATATGATGAACCTGTAATTGCTGAACTAATTATGAAGCACATGCCTGATTGGCGTCGTGTTCTAAATGAGTTACAGCGTTATTCCGTATCGGGTAACATAGATACAGGTATTTTGGTATCACTATCCGAAGTCTCTATGGGTAATCTAATGTCCGCAATGAAAGACAAAAACTTTAAACAGATGCGACAATGGGTAACCGATAATATTGATCAGGAGCCAGCAGCACTGTTCCGTAAAATCTATGATAATATGTATGAGTATGTGCAACCACAAAGTATTCCACAGCTCGTTCTAATTCTCGCAGACTATCAATATAAAAACAGTTTTGTTGCCGACCATGAACTGAATATGGTTGCGTGTTGCACAGAAATTATGGCTGGAGTCGAATTCAAATGATGAAGTACAAATGGGCGGAAGCATACATGAAATGTGCCGAAACATTTGGTAACTTGTCTCACGCGAATCGAGCCAAAGNNAAAGTTGGTTGTGTGATAGTAAAAGATAATGCGATTATATCAGTTGGATATAACGGTATGCCTGCTGGTTGGGAAAACGAATGCGAAAACGAGGCAGCACATACCAAACCAGAGGTACTTCATGCCGAAACAAATGCCATCGCAAAGGTTGCAAAGTCAACCCAATCTTGCGAGGGTGCTGAATTGTTTTGTACAATGGCACCATGTATTGACTGTGCAAAGTTGATACACCAATCTGGTATTACAGCTGTATATTATGCTAATGATCACTTGCGATCTAATGACGGAATCGAATTCCTCAGAAAATGTAATATTGAGGTGAACAATGTCGCCCTTTGATTATGTAAATGATATTACTTACGGCAAGAAAGGCATCATGGTAGATGACTTGGCCGAAAAGGATTATAATGCCTTTATTATAAATCGTTCCCTATCATATCACAATGATACGGTTCTATTTGCAAATGAAATGAATATCCACCATACAATTGACTCACGCCTTCAATATGAGTTTTTTATAAATATAATTAGGAAAAAGAAAAGATGGTCCAAATGGATGAAGCCATCAGAGGTTTCCAATATTGAACTCATTAAGGAATATTATGGATATAGTAATGAGAAGGCTAAATCCGTATTGTCATTATTCAACGATGAACAAATTAACGAATTGAAAAATAGGATTTATAAAGGTGGAAAACGAAAATAAAGAAGTAAAAAACTGGACGCCTGAGCAAATGCTCGAAGTGTCCTTAAACGAACCAGACGACTTTCTGAAAATCAGAGAAACATTAACTAGAATTGGTGTTGCCTCTCGTAAGGATCAAAAACTGTATCAATCATGTCATATCTTGCATAAGCAGGGTAGATATTTTATTGTTCATTTTAAAGAGCTATTCTTGCTAGATGGTAAACCAAGTAATTTAATAGAGAACGATATAGAGCGTAGAAACACTATTGCTACACTTCTAGCTGATTGGGGTCTGGTCACAATAATTAACGAGACGGTTTCAAAACCCTGTGCTCCTTTAAGACAGATTAAAGTAATCCCATTTAAAGAAAAAGCACAATGGGAGTTGTGCCCAAAATATAATATTGGTAATTCAAATAAGGAATAAAGCCCTTATAAATATATAATATTATAGGAGAATAACTTTATGGCACTAGTAC